CAGAAGAGGAACTGAGCAAAACAAAAGCCACCACAATTACAAGGAAACACGAACACACACAATGTCACTATCAAAGATTGGCAACCTTAGAACGATTGGATTTCTTCACAAAGGAGTCACAGTTTCAGGTTTACACCACATCAAGAATGAACGTCTTCGCAGGAACGCAGAACGGCTAGTCAAGAAAGCCATCTACACCCAATGTCCACCAGAACTCGCAGAATTAGCGATCAATGGATATAGGAGATCCGCAGACAATGATCTTGCTTCAGAAGTTGACTTCAAGAAAACGGACCAACCATACCATAAGGTAGAAAGGGACCGTCACTACCAGAAGGCACTCACCTTAGTCGAGAAACTTTTTCGACCATCAAGGAGGCTAAGACCAATATCATTCCCTGATTTACGCTACTACCCTTGGACTTTAAACGTCTCAGCGGAAATGCCGTACACAAAAGATCAGAAATGGAGGAAGTACCTACAGTATCTACAGGCAGAAGGAGAAAGAGAGAACGCAAACGTTACCTTTCATAATCTCTATGATGAGATTTTTCATATCAATAGGAACCATGTCCACAAAATTAAAGAGGGCGAGGAACCATTTTGGAAGAACGGAGAACCCGTACCATATGAGATGAATACACTTCACGCACGATCACACACCGTCAAGACAGACAAACCCGACAAAATCAGAGCGGTATTTGGAGTACCCAAATTGCTACTCATGGTTGAAAATATGTTCATCTGGCCACTCCAGAAGGAATATTTAAACGGCAAAGTCAGGTCACCATTACTATGGGGATACGAAACGTCTAAAGGTGGATGGAATAGGATATGGAACGAACTTGGGGGCGGGAAGCTTCGAAGTTGTTTATCAGCCGATTGGTCAGGATTTGATCACCGTGCACTGCACGAGGTTATAGACGACGTTCATCAAATGTGGAGACAATGGTTTGACTTCGATCAAGGCTACGAGCCTTCGAAATCAGATACGCATGATTACAGCAAAACTCAATCAAGAGGATGGAGAACCCAGAACCTTTGGGATTGGATGACTCACGCTATCAAAAAGACCCCAATACTAGGACCTTCAAGGACCGTATATCAATGGACCTTCAACGGTATCGCCTCAGGATTTCAGCAGACACAGTTACTGGATTCTTTCGTAAACGCAATTTATCTACTAACTTGCCTCAGCGCAAGTGGGATCAACATCATGTCGGATAGTTTTAGACTATTTGTTCAGGGTGATGATAGCCTAACAGTCTTTGACGAGATGGAAGCAGAGTTCAACAGAACTGGCTTTTTGGAGAAATTGTCACAACAAGCACTCGAGAGATTCAACGCCGTATTGTCAGTCGATAAGACATCATTCGGAACTAGCTTGAATGACTTAGAGGTATTAAGTTACAAGAATACAAATGGTATAGCGCATCGCGAGCCAGGAGAGTTACTTGCTAAACTATTATACCCAGAGAGAGCGAGAACATTTGGAGCAACAGCATCAGCAGCGATTGGAATAGCATACGCAGGAATGGGAACGAATCATTACGTCTACAACACATGTAAGGACGTGTTCGATTTTATTACTGAGAAGTTAGATATAGAACCATCCGTCGATACGAACTCTAGATACTACGCAAATACGTACTTACCAAGAATGCAATGGTTACCGAACGGGAAATTACAATTTCCAACGTTTGAGGAAACCTTCGTTCAGAATTTTAACATGTACGAAAGATCAGAGTCGGACAAACAACGATTATGGCCTACCAAACCGGTGGGAAACGGATTTCATTTCTTATCATCTTAGTGATGAGCATTGAGCTCGTTTTATTCTTTTTTATTTTCTTAAGAAAATGACGTTAGTCACGAAAACAC